GATATGCCCATATGACCTTTTAAAATGAATAGCTTAAAATCGAATCCGTTAACATGAATATTTTTGCGTATGATTTCGCCTATTTCGTAATACATCTTGACTTCCTCCGTTTTTCGTTTTATATTGAACATGAATTTTTTCTTAAGTGTTTGATACTGTTACTTGCTCCAACAAGTAGCAGTTTTTTTATTCTTCATAAAAGTATTCCTTATAAAATATGAATGTCACTATGCTTGCGAATCCCGCAATTGACCACGCTGTAGTGAAGTATAGAAACGGCATGAGTACAATTGCTAAGACTGTGAAGCACAATACTGCTAATAGGTAGCTTTTATAAATGTTGCTCATTTAATATCCTCCTAATACCATTTTTTATGCTTTCTGATCAAATACTCTTCCAATTTAGAAATATTAATCAGAGTGCCTGTTGGTGAATAATCAATGTATAAATTTTCTACACCTAAATTATCTTTGCGGTAATATTTCAACCAGTTGTATACTGTACTTCTACATACTCCAAACAATTGATGGATTTGTGTAGGCGTTGCGTATAACTTTTTCACAAATTTTTCTTCGCCTCTATATGTGTTTTCTGGTGTTGGTGGTACTATGATTTTTGGCATTTCTATCTTTCCTTTCGTGTATAATGTTGTTATTTGCTAATAGTTTGTTCGGCGAACTTCAAAAGTCGACGAGCAGATTCAGTAGAATTTTCAGCATCTTTCGGTATGGTTAAAGATTTGTTGTTTAGATAGTCACTCAACGCCCTGCTACTAATCACAGGTTTTCTAGTGTGCTTCTCAATCTTCCAAACCTTCCACGTCACAACTGCCATTGTGATGAGGAGGGTTGTTTTATACAATTTGTTCACTGTGAATCCTCCTTAAAAAACAAACTTCTAAATCCTGATTTTTCATATCTACCGGGTCTGCCTTTTTCACTCTTTGCATAATGCTCTATGTTTATGTCGTAACCACCTTCGTAATTTCCGTTTCTAGTTACCCATAAAAATTTAACTACTCGTTTGCTCTTCAGCTCTCCACCTTTATAAATGACTAATGGAACGCTGTTTTCATCTTTCACTTTGATGACAATTAGATCTTTGTGTCTGATATTTTTGTTGAACTTTTTTAAAATCTCCCTCATCTCATGAATTTTTTTCAATATTAATTTCATTACTTTTTGAATGTTCATTTGTTACATCTCTTTTCGTGTATAATTTAGTTATCAACCTAAAGAGGTGATGTGTGTGAATATCTCAACTTTTTTAGTACTACATAAAGCCTGTAGCAAAGAAAAAATAAAACTATCTGATCAGCATAAAGACTTTGAATACATGCTTCGCAAAGAATGGATTACTCAAGTTGAGAACGACCTCGAAATTTCTGAAGATTCTTCATTCTCGATTCTGTATATGAAATACAGTGGTTACGTGTCTATAACATCTAAAGGTAAAGATGTTTATTTTTCCGCGCGTAACAGCTGGATTAGATGGATTCTTGGTACAATCATCAGTATTTCTATAGCAATTGCATCACTAGTAATAAAAGCGTTACTAGAATGCTAGTTGCACAAATCAAAGCTACGCATGGGATTAAATCTACTATCCAAACCCTTTTTTGATTAGGCTCATTTAAATATTTATACATATTAAATAGCTTTTCTAACTCGTCATTACTGATGATAGATGTTGAATTTTCTTTATGTTTAAGTGTTTTAAGAATTAGTAGTTCTAACTTTTCTTTGATTGGTTCACTCATTTGTTACATCTCCTTTCGTGTATAATATTGTTATCTCCTACAGAGAGGAGGTAAGGAATCTATATAAAACCTGTTATCATAGAATCGCGGACAGAACACCGAAAATCAGAGCCACAAGTGACAGAGTTAACATCAGTAAATAAGGTAAGTGCTCTTTCCAACCCCAAGGATGGTTTTTTAAAGAAGTTTTTATATCATTTAAAATCTTAAACATTTGAAATCCTCCTTTTTCGTCACTCTTTAATTGGAGTGGCGTTGATTTTTTTGTCTAACTTTTTCAATGCTAATTTGTAAATAACTGAAGCATGTTCGGTTTTAAAATGAGATTCAGCAATAATTTTCAATGTTTCTAATTTATTTCTTGCATCACCGTATGTGGTACTTTCTGATAGAACACCTTCTAAAATTTGTTGAACTCGATAATCTAAAAGTTTTAAGTCTTTATTGATGCATTGTTCGACACACTCTTCTTTGGTTAATGTGATTTGTTCCATAGTGTTCTCCTATTAAGATGTTTGTTTTTCTCCTAAAAACTTATTAACAAAGTATTGTTGTCCTTTGCCTGTTACTTTTGGCGTCTTACTAATTGATGTGTGACCGTCCGAATGTGTGATTGATGTTTCTTTAATTTCGAATAACTCACGTTCCATTGAATACTGTGTAGGCATGTTATAATCCACACCCTTGCGTTTAATAAGGAATCCGTTTTGACGTAACCACTCAAACAATCTGCGTTGCCCGATGTTTACACCGTTTTGTTTAATGATCTTTGCTAACTCTCCAACTAAAATTGATGTCTTAGTAGTAGCTACTGCATCTGCAAATACAATTTTTGGTTTATCACGTTCAATCTTTGTTTCTAATTGATTGATTGTGTTGTTAGCAATTTTTAAAGCACGTTGCATAATCATTTCTGGGCTGTTCCATGCTTTTTCAACTTGGATGAAGTATTGTCTTGCACGTTTACCAGGTTCACTGCGTTGAATCATTGCGATTTCTTTTGCAGTGTCTAGTGTGAGTGCGTGGTCAGTTTGATTCTGACGACCTCCTAGTGGGTTATGGACAAAAATGTCCGTGACTACATAATCGATATTTTCTTCAAATCCGTAATCACTCATTCTTTCAAACCATTTTTTGTATGGAGTCTTAACCTCTAATGCTTGATGAAGTTCTCGACCGCTGATTGCGATTTCTCCGTTTTCTTTTTCTTGTATGTTGAACATTTCGCCGATGTTCGATTTTGTTTGTAATGCTTGCATATTGTTTATGCTCCTTTCGTGTATAATTTAGTTATCTCCTAGTGAAAGGAGGTGAATATTATGAAAAACTACTATCACCTTTTGTCTTTCGATGACGATTTAGCTAATGATGCAGCCAACGATCTGTTAAAAGAAGGTTGGGATATCGTTCATGTTGGTACAAAATTAGTTAAAATTTTGGATAATGGACAAGCGTACTACAATACTGAATACGTTCTGGGCGGAACTAAAAATCAGTATGAAAAATATTTAGAAGATTGCCAGCAGTCCGAGTTAGATTATTTTTAACTTATGTTTTTCTGCGGTTATTAGCTAAATACTTTTGTTCTCTATCAATTAGGTAGAGAACTTTTTTAATTTCGGTGTAAGAAAACTTTTCTAGTTCAATACATTGATTAATTACAGACATTAAATTCTTTTGTTTATTATTTAAATTCTTCTTTTGGATTTTTAAAGAATAAATTTCTTTCATATCTTCCATAATGTTTATGCTCCTTTCGTGTATAATGTTGTTATCAACCTAAGGAGGTGATAAGTATGAAACTTCTAGTTACTTTAAAGGATGGTTCAAAAAAACATGTTTCGGATTTAAAGAAAATTGTTTTTCCAGGATATGAAGGAATTGAAACTGTTACAAAAGAGGAAATCGAAACATTTTTTCTAGACCCTACTAAAACTTATGTGTTTGTTGGATCTCAAACTCTAAGTGTGGAGGCAGGGCAAATCCTTACCGTTGAATTTAGCTAACCTTTTTCAACAACTCTGCAACTGCTCGCAACAGTTCAGGGTTGTTGTTTCTTTCTAAACAGTAACTAGCATGCTTGAGTAATTTGAGTTTTAATTTATTTTTTTCTTTCGCAATTCTAAATTTTTGTAACATTTGTTGTTCCTCCTTTATTCGAAATCATCGATAGTTAATTCTGAAACTCTCTTTTCATAGATGTATAAATAATAGTTTTTGATTTCTCGATAAACTTTTGCTGCTAGGTTGTATTCACTTTCACTCAAGTCTGAATTAAGTGTCACTCCAAAAATTGATAATGTTAATTTTCTAATATGGTCATGAACATCTTGTACATAAGCTTTTTGATGAATTGATTCGAAGCCATGCTGATACTTTTTTAGCGGAATCGGATGATTGAGCTTCCTCAATCTTCCTAGCGACAAATCTTTTGCGAAATTGAGTTTTTTATTGATTTCTTCTAAATCGTCATTATTGATTCTTACTTTACTGAAAATTGCACCTGAGCTGATTGGTTTCTCGCCTTTTATAGCATTTCTAACTTCTTTCGCTATAATTTCTTTCAACTCTTCTTTGGTTAACGTTATTTGTTCCATTGTGTCCTCCTTTTAAGATGTTTGTTTTTCTCCTAAAAACTTGTTAACAAAGTATTGTTGTCCTTTGCCTGTTACTTTTGGTGTACGTGATACTTTACTTGAACCATCTGGATTATTAATTATTCGTTTTTTGATATCCAAGATTTTTAGATCCATACTCTTTTGAGTTGGTAAGTTATAACTTTCTCCACTCTTTTTAATGAGATATCCATTATTTCTTAACCATTTGAACAATCTGTTTTGTCCTATATCAACACCGTTTTGTTTAAGTATTTTCGCTAGTTCTCCAACAAGTATTGAATTATCACTACCAGCTACCGAGTCAGCGAATAATACTTTTGGTTTGTTAACTTCTACTTGCTGTTGTAAAAGTAAGTTTTGCTCTTTTTCTTTCTTATACTCAGTCAACACTGTAATGATGTAGTCTGGATCTTTTAATGTTTGTTCAATTACATTGTCTGTTGCGTATATACCGTGTTTGCGAATAGCTGGTAGGACATCTGATGTTACCCAGCGTTTGAATTTTCTAGCGGTTTCTCTAATTTTTTCGTTTTTGCTTTGTTTAGAAGCATCGAAGATTAGACTGTATAATCCTGATTCGTTGATAATGATCATATTTCTGTTTTGACCTGATGCACTAAATTGGTGCGTCAGCTTGTCCTCGCTATCAACATGATTTCTAATGGCATTGTCTGATCTTGCATATCCTAAAATCTCAGCAATATCTTTTCCTACAAAATAAGGTTCGTTTTCAATTTCTACTGTTCTTACTGGTAGCTCTTTAAAATTAAATGTTTGTAATGCTTGCATTTGAGTATCCTCCTTTTTCCTCAACACCCACATTCAGCAGACGGTTATCGCAATGACTATCGAATGTATTTAAACGCGGCTCATATCATCGCCAGCTCTCGCTCACATCTGCTCAATGTGGATGTTGATAAGCGTGGTTATATTAAGAAGTGAATGTTACTGATTCACTTTCCGCCACTCTGTTAAATCAGTAACTTTGTTATCGCTTTCAACACCGTTAAGCTTGTCTAACGCTTTCACTACTTTTTGGAACTCTTTGATAGCACTTCGTAGCTTTTTAGTAATTTCATCTTCTACCATTTCCAAACCAGCAAATGCGTCTTCGTTATTCATGCTTAGATGTTTGTTGAAAAGATCTCGAGTGTATCTTATTTCTTTAAGTGATTTATCATAAGCTTCAATTTGTCCTGAAAGGTTATGATATTTTAGTTGTAGTTTTACTAATTTTAATGATTGGTCTTGCATTTGTTATGTCTCCTTTAAGATGTTTGTTTGCGTTTCGTGTACTTTGTGGGTAAAAAAATATCTCCAATATTTTCGTCAAAAAAATCAGCGATAATAAACATCTCATCATTCTTAAATTGATGCTTTCCTAATTCTTTTAAACGATAACCTTCAGTTGATATATTCAAGAGGTTTGCTAAATCCTCTTGAGTACACTTTCTTTCTTTTCTCAACTTTATTAAATTCCATTGCATGTTGTCACCTCCCGCTTACAAAACCTACTATACACGATACGTGTACTTGAGTCAACATAAAAGTTTGCTTTTCGTGTATTTTTTTGTTGAATACCAAAAATAATTGGGTTATACTATAGGTAAATTTAAGGAGGTAAGAAAATGGATAAAAAAGAATTAGCGAAATTTATAGGCAATAAAATCAGATACTATAGAACCAAATTGAACTTAACTCAAGATCAACTTGGAGAAAAACTCAACACTAAAAAAGCTACTATTTCAAATTATGAGACAGGGTACAGAACTCCTAAACAAGATGATTTGTTTGAAATTGCTCATATTTTAAATATCAGTATCGATGATTTGTTTCCTACAAGAAATAATAAAAAAAACGACATCACTTCCATATACAACAAACTCACACCTCCCCGCCAAGAAAACGTACTTAACTACGCAAATGAGCAATTAGATGAACAGAATAAAGTCACTTCTATAGATGAATATAAAGAGTCTAAACTAGTATCGTATATTGCATGTGGTGCAACTGGTGCTGGCATAGGAGAAGAATTATATGATGACATATTGCATGAAGAAGTATTTTTTAAAGAAGACGAAACGCCATCAAATGCTGATTTTTGTATTTTAGTTAATGGTGATTCAATGGAACCTATGTTAAAACAAGGAACATACGCTTTTATTAAGAAAGAAGATTCTATTAAAGATGGTACAATTGCACTCGTTGTATTAGATGGAGTAAGTCTTATCAAGCGTGTAGATATATGCGAAGACTATATTAATTTGGTATCTCTAAATCCGAAGTATGATGATATCAAAGTCGCTTCGTTTAGTAATATTAAAGTAATGGGCAAAGTTGTATTGTGATTAATAGCGCCTATATGGCACTTTAATATAAAAGACGTCTATTTCAGCAGTGTTTAAAAGGAGTTTATAATGAAAATAACTAATTGCAAAATAAAAAAAGAAACTATAGTATATGAAGTTTTAACTAGTGGTAATCAACCATTCACTTATGAGTTACCTAAAGATTTATCGTCACATAATGCGCGTAAATACTTGGAATTTATTTCACAAAAAATAGATGGAGATAAGTTAACCAAAGAAGATTCATTATGATTTTACTAAATAAAAAAACGCCTACTAGTGTAGACGTTGAATGGTGGTGAGAACGTGAGCGAGAATAAAGGAGAAATTAGAAATGGCGAGTCCGGAAGTGATCAAAAATTAACTAGCGGTCAAGTTGAAAGTTTAATCCAAGAACCTAAGAAGAAATAATTAATTTTTTCTTATCGATATATAGATATTCTAATTTAACTTTGTTTTCAAAATCTAAATATGAATCATTGTATTCAGACAATGTTTTGAAGTCTTCGTAATTAGCATTAAATCTAGTATCAAGTAATATATTTCGATTGTGTTTTCTTGAATAGTTATCAAGGAATCCTTTTTCAATTATGTTACCTTCGAAATCTTTTACAGTTATGAACATTTTATATTTATTATCTTCATACTTTAATAGATGTACAGGTAGCGTTTCAACTTTTTTTAAATTATTACTTTTACGGTTATGATTACTAAAAATATTGTATATTTCTATAATTTTTGTATACACGAATTCTGTTAATATGATGATTATTAATATACTTACTATTAGTGCAGACAATGTTTTTGTAAAAGTTAATTTTTGAAATAGCTGATTTACGTTGTTTTGTCCTGAAAACAGACTAAGAGTTAATAAAAAAATAAAAACAGAAACTACAGAAAAGAAAGCGAGAATAACTTTCTTATTATCACTATTGAAATACACCAAATTCTTATTGGATAGAGCATAGTAAGTATAAAATCCTGGTATCCCAGTTGTTATTATCAATAGTAAAATTTGCAAAATATCACCTACTTTTTATTTTATTATATCACATTTAGTACCTAGTACTAAATTTTGGGTAGCCCACCTACCCTTATTATTTTTTGCCAATTTTGAGGAGGGATGTAAAATGTGGTTTGAAAAATTTAAAAATAAGAACAATGAAACGAAGTATAGATACTACGAGAAATACAAAGATCCGTATACAGATAAATGGAAACGTGTAAGTGTTGTCTTGAATAAGAATACAAAGCAATCGCAAAAAGAGGCAATGTTTCGATTAGAAGATAAGATAAAAGAAAAACTAAACAACAAGTCGTCAAGCGGATTAAAAACTTTGACTTTTCACGCGTTATTAGATGAATGGTTTGAATATCATATAAAAACATCTGGCTTTAAAGTAACGACGCTTGATAATTTGAAAACAAGAATCAAAAACATCAAAAAGAACAGTTCTCAAAATTTACTTTTAAACAAAATTGATACAAAGTACATGCAAACATTTATTAACGAATTATCAAACATATATTCTGAAAATCAGGTAAAGCGTCAACTTGGACATATGAAAGAAGCTATTAAATACGCCGTTAAATTTTACAATTATCCAAACGAACACATATTAAATAGCGTCACACTACCAAAGAAGAGTAAGACGATAGAAGATATAGAAAAAGAAGAAGCGAAAATGTACAACTATTTAGAGATGGAACAGGTAATACAGATACGCGATTTTATACTGAACGATAATAACATGCAGTATAGAGCTCGTATTTTAGTTGCTGGGGCTGTAGAAGTTCAAGCTTTAACAGGTATGCGCATAGGTGAGTTATTAGCTCTCCAAGTTAAAGATGTTGACCTCAAAAATAAAACGATCGATATTAATGGCACTATTCACAGAATCAAATGTAATGCTGGATTTGGTCACAAAGATACTACGAAGACCGCAGGTTCAAAAAGAAAAATCGCCATCAATTCAAGGATAGCAAATGTATTGAAAAAAATAATGTTAGAAAATAAAAAGATGCAACAATGGGAACCAAGCTATGTTGATAGAGGGTTTATATTCACAACTTGCCAAGGAAATCCTATGCAAGGCAGTAGGATAAACAAACGATTGTCCTCAGCTGCAGAATCATTAAATATAAATAAAAAAGTTACTACTCACACACTAAGGCATACACACATAAGTTTATTGGCGGAAATGAATATATCGTTAAAAGCAATTATGAAAAGAGTAGGACATACAGATGAAAAAACGACTATAAAGGTGTATACACATGTAACAGAGAAAATGGACAGAGAGTTAGAGCAAAAATTAGAAAAACTTGTGTACTAAAAGGTATCTGCCCTTTTTCTGCCCTTTTTTATTTTTAAAGACGCTACAAATCCTTTGTAACAACTGATATTAAAGGCTTTTTAACACAAGTTAATCCCATCCTTGTATGATTGGTTTAACTTGCCAGATACCTCTGCGTGTGGCAGGTTCATCATTCGTAACATTAATAAATGGTTGATTGGATGGATGTAACGACGAAATCACTGGTACGACACCATCATTTTTACGCCATTCTTCTCTTGCATCATGACCAATAATTCTACTCGTTGTATCCATTAAGAAAAATGTACCTAAATCAGGATTTTCATAACCTAATGGACCAGTATGTGAAGACACACCTGTATAAGTCGTATACGTAATATTAGGATTCATACTTGTCATGTTGTTCAATTTTGCAGAGCCATCTAACGTTAAATCATAGGCAGCATTATCGTCTGATGTCCAAATTTTGCTTTTACTAACGCGTTTTATATAGTCAATGTAACTCTCATTTGGTAATTGTTTAAAGCCCCATTGCGTTAATCCTAAATCGATATTCGAATACTTGTTACCCATAAATCGATTTAAAGCGAACATGATTTTTCTAACAGCTTCTGTATTTCCAAACTTATCAGCTGCTTGTGAACCATTATGTGGTGTTGCTAATGTTGTGATTGATGCAACCATATTGTTATGACCACCAGTGAATAATGGTGATATTTCTCCACCATGCGCTTTATGATAGGCAATTTCTTCTTTGTTACCATTTCTTAAAAACTCTTCCATTAAACGAATTGTTTGACCACCCATACTATGCCCTACAAGATGTACCTTTTTACCAGGTTCCCAATTAGGCATGATTCCTTTATAAGTCTTACCATAGCGCTCATGTCCGTATTTAGCTGCATGTGCTGCGCCATAATCTACGCGACCACCTTTAATGTAATAATAAAGTTCTACAGCGCGATCATAGTTACTACCAAATGCACTTACACTTGCTTGATGTACATTATAGCCTTGCTTTCTCAATTCCTCGATAACTTTAAATTTATTTCCACCCCAATAATTTGGATATAAAGCAGGTGCATTATCGCCTACTAATCCTAAAAATCCATGTACAAAAACAACTGGATATTTGTTAAGTGGTTGTACTTGATTCGCTTTAAGTGGTCGAACCTTTTTAGCATCTGCTGCTGCATTTGTAGTCGAACGTGTTTTAGGCGCTTGAAGCGCATCTTTGATTAGTTGTTTATTATCAGTATTTTTATCTGTCGGTTTCTCTGGGGAATTTTGACCATCGATATGTTTACTTAAATCGCCAACTTGTGGTTTCTGTTCACTTTGGCGAACAGTATCATCTTGCTTTGCATCTATGATTTGATGCGCGGGTTGATGTGTATCTTGTTGATTTGGATGTTTGTCCGTGGTTGCATCTTGTGCTTTTGTTGATTTAGGTGCAGTTTTATCATTAGACGGGGGTGTAGTTGAAGTTGGTGCTGCTTTATCATGATTGGGTAATACCTTTTGTGCCGGAATGGATGGTTGTGATTTATCAACATCATTCGATTGTGACGTTGTCGATTGTGATCCATTACGTTCAGCATGATGGGTATTTTGAACCTGATCATTTTGACGTTCAGTATTATTAGTCGCATTATTTTGGTGTGACTGTTTAGAACCTTGTCGTTCAGAATCTTGCTTTACTTGATTATCATTTTGCGTTCTGATTGTTTTACTATTTTGTGTTGATTGATGCTTCGATGATTGAAGCGTGTCTTTACCTTCTGTCACTGTTCCACTTTTACCATTCTCTTTATGCATATCGTCTAATTGCTTTCCTGACTGCATTTGATGTGACGTTATCGCGTTCCCTTGTTCTCCCGGTTGATTTAGTGTTTCTTTTTGTGCCGCTGCATTGGACGTTGGTGTTTTTTCCGAGGCTTGTGCTTCATGTGATGACACAACAAACATTGTAGCCGCTAACACTGACACCACGCCTATTGAATACTTTCTAATACTATACTTTCTTTCTTCTTGTCCTCTTAACATATAATCACCTCAAAAGTATTTTTTTGACCCCCTCTTGAGAATGAAAAACAACTGCACCTTCAATATAACATGACATATATTATTTTTTGATTAAGACTACAAAATTAATAAAAATTTAATAATACGATATTAAATCG